GTGAGAATTTCCGAAGTCTTGGGGTTGCGCTGGAAGGATCTGGACTTCGAAGCAAAGACCATCTCGATTCGCCGGCGTTGGTATCGCGGAGACTTGACCGAAGAGACCAAAAGCGAAGCGAGCGCGGCTGTGATGAGCCTGGGCGCCTCCATGCTCGCCGAGTTCGAACGCCGGTATCCAGGGCCGCACAAGCGCGAGGATTTCGTATTTGTCGGCGACTATGGAAAACTTCCGCCCGATGATCGCGATTTGCTGTCACACGAATTTCGCCCGGTGCTCAAGGCGTTGAAGCTGTATTACGTCGGCTTCGGCTGGCATGCCTTCCGCAGGGCCAACATCACCTACCGGCAGCAGATCGGCGGCGCGACTCCGCTGGAGGCGCAACGCGCGGCGCGGCACGGCTCGCTCGATATGACGTATCTGTACACGCTGAGCGATCCCGAACGTGAAGCCTCTCAACAACAGGCGATGTTTGACAAGTTGATGGAGACGGCGGAGGGACCCGCGCAGTGATTCGGATGTTTACTGAATCGGAAGTGAATCGCTGCATCGGCCAAAAACCGATGCAAGTTGTTGGTGGACCTGGAGGGATTCGAACCCTCGACCTCTTCCATGCCATGGAAGCTATCTATCATTTGTTTTCATCCACATTCGTTGTTTCTGGACTTACTGCGGACTTAATGAAAAACATCCCAGAGCCATCGCCATCGCGCCGGACAACTCCGTACCAAGCTAGAAATCGCAGGAAATCTGTGCGACTAATCGCAAACACTTCCGGAATCTCGCAATGCTGTGTTAGCACGAAGAATTCCTCAGCTTTGTCCAGTTCATCATCGGGAACGTCAACACCTCTCATTTACTGCGGCCTCCCGTCTCCGGGTATTACCCGCGCTAAAATCGTATCTACGTGCGCCTTCTCGCGCTCAGCGTCCGTGATCGTGTACAAGAACGTCATATCCGGTTTGCTGTGGCCGGCCGCAATCTGAGCCTCAAACGGAGTTGCACCAGCCTCCTGCCGCCAGCTGATATTCAGCCTGCGGAACGAGTGCATACCGAACCCCTCGTGATAAATTCCAACCGCCTCCGCAGCCGGACGAATCACGTAGCGCTGGAGGTCCCTATCATCTGGCGGCGCGCCAGGCTCACGCTCAAAAATGAAAGCCTTGCCCCGTCCAAGCTCTACCAGTTGCCCCGCTAACGCTCCGACCTGGCGAACTCGCCGAGACGCCGCGCTTTTCGTCGGGCCAACCTCTCCGCGTCGCCACCTTCGATCCACTCGTATAGTTCCCGCGAGCGGGTCCACGTCGCCCACCTGCAATCCCAGCACTTCAGAGACGCGTAGACCCGTCGCCACCGCGGTCAACACGACCAGTCGCGCTGACTCGGCTCGCAGCACATCCGTGTCCGGGATGGCCGCCAAAAACCTTTGCAGGTCGGCTGCGCCGGGAATGCGCTTCTCTCTTTTTTCAACCTTCTGTCCAATCTTGATCTTCGAGCATGGATTATTGCCCTGCCACAGGCCCCACTCGATCGCCGCGGTAAAGATCGCGCTCATGATGCCGCGCAGGCTCCACAGCGACCACCAGCCCAGCGCTTCGAATTTTCGCGACTCCCCATCTTTCCCGATGTGGTCGTGTGCCGCCGACTCGCGATTCAGCCACGCTTCGATCGACTGGCGGTCAATATCGGCGAGCTCGGCCTTGCCGAACACCGGCAGTATGTGATTCTCGATCTGGCTCTCGTACCGCTCGCGCGCCGCGGCGCTCAGCTTTGGAAGCCGCGCCTCGCGGTACTTCTCGGCCAACTGGGAGAACGGGATCTGCGCCTGAAGAATCAGCTTTCCCGCGTTGATCGGAGCCATGATTTCTTGCTTACGAGCCTGCAAGGCGCGAGCCGACAGTTTTTCGTCTACGAACCCCAACGGGATGCGTTTCTGTTTCCGTTCGAGGCCGGATCTGCCAGGCCGCGGCACGTAAGGTCTGATGAAGTAATAGGGGCGTGGAACGTCCCTTCGAATCTCGATCGGTGGATCTTGCCAGCGCTTCATGACGGAATCCTCCTGTAGGATCCCCTGAATTATCGCTAACTGGCTTGCTCCCGCGCTCACGCCGTAGCTCCAGTAGCGGGATGGGAGCTACCCATCCCGCGTCTCTGGTTGTTTATAGACGGCCTTCCCCTTCCGTTCCATGCCAACTCAGCGCGCCGCACGCCCTTTGTGTGATCTTCGCTGGCATTTCCAGGAAGACCGCGGTACGCCGTCTTACTCGCCGGGCCGCTAAGCCCAGGGAATATCGCGGAATTTTCTTTCGCAATCTGAGCGTCGATACGCTCCAGTTCCTGCCGATCCCGAGCCTCACGCCTCCGCTCGCGGTAATCAGCCTCGACCTCCCGGTGCCGGCACCGCGCACACCTGCCACAGCGACAGACCTTCGGCGACTTCCATGGCCCCTTACTCACGCGCGAGCACCCGCGCACGGGATTCCACGTCACGTCCGTCCATTCGATCGACGTTTTCTGTCCCATGGCTAATCCCGATACGGCTTACGCGCCGCAAGTTTGTGCTGTTCCAGCGCCTCGCCGCGCAGGTGCTCTTCAATCGGTTCGTCCCCGAACATGCCTTCCTGTATCGGATCCAGCGTGCAAGTTCCTTCGCCGCAGCCAACCTTCAGTATGTGCTCGATGAGTTCGAACATAGCACCCTGTACGGACGCGACGAAGGTAACCATCAATTCTTCATCCGCGCGAAACACGCGAAAATGATCCACCCTTTCCGATTTAATCCTTAGCCGGTAATTGCTTTTCTGGATTTTCAACTCGTGCAGCAGGGTGACAGATTCCATTTCGAACGAGATCGGAACGCGAACCCCAGTCGGAGCACGCGGATCAAGCATCCACGACGCGCCAATCTTCGCAGCCACTTGCGGCGTCGCTGCCGCGACAAACCGCAACCGGCTGATCATACCATTGCCGCTAGTCCTGTGCTCGACTGCCGTAATTCGTGCCCGATTTAGAACCATTTCACACCAATTAAGTAAGGGCGCACCTTATCCCGTTATAGGTACGCCCCGAATCAACGTTTTCACAGTCGTCGTGGATGCCACGCCACCACGTTCAGCGCCGCCGGATCGCCGGCGAAAAATCAAGAAACCTTCTTCGACGGAAACTTATCTCGGATGAACTTATGAAAGTGAGAACCGATCGACGGCGCATGAATCAACATCGAATAATGCTCCGGCTCAACGCCCTCGTATCGATGCACCGATCCAGATCGAAACTCCACCTCAAGCGTCTTCGTTTCTGGATCGTGACCTATGCTCGCGATGTTGCTGCTGCCGACCACCGGTTTCCTGTCCATTTACCTCACCACCAGAGAGTAATTGTCGATATCCAGATCCGCGCCAGGAACATCTTCCCCGCTCTCGATCGCCTTCTTTACGTCGGCCTTGCGGGTGGAGTAGGTCACATTGCGGCCGTCCAGCAGGAGCGACATGAGTTGTTTCGCGTCGTCGGAAAACTGCATCGTCTCAAGCATCCCGGACCACGCCGCGCTGATCTCTTCTACCGCCGCAACCCACCGGTCCGCGGGACAGCGCGCTGTAACGCTTGCGTCCTTGAACCGCAGCGGAATTAGCGAATCGTCCTCGATGGACGTGGAGGCCGGATTACGCTTTATGGAGAGCGTAGCGCTGTTTCCTTCTAGCTTCCGGTATCTTCCCTTTTCGTCCGCGCCCAACGATTTGATCACGGCCACAACGTACGATTCCAGACGTTCCGCGGCCTTCTCGAAGGCGGCCTGCCGCTTACGTATTCGATCGATCTCTTGCTTGGCGAGCGCTTTCTGTGAGTCACAGAAAGCCAAAAACTGCGCAACCCGATCCCGCTTCGAAGCCGCGGTATGGAGCGCGGCGGAAAGCTCCGCCTGAAATGCGTCTTCCATCTCCGGAGTGACGCTATCTCCAGTCTCGATTAGCGCCTGAAGCGAATCCTCGATCTCGTACAGGGTCGGTACCGTTGACTTGGCAGGAATAATGGATATATCACCTGCCGGCATGAGCCACCTCCGACTTATCAGATAACTGCTTGCGTATTACTCTTCCGCAACGGAACGTGAGCTTCATCCCTGGAGTGGCTGATTTCTTCGCGCGGAAGTATCTGACGCCCCCTCCGTTGCCGGACCATCTGTGCACAAACACAGCGCCCGGCTGAACAACCCAAGTAACTTCATCAGCGGTAGACACCGCAACGCCCGTGCCAGAGACTTCGACAGTGGAACATTCGTCCGTGGCCGAGGCCACGCCACTCGCGCCCGTCGCCGACGCCGCGCCACTCCAGCCCGTCGCCGACGCCGCGCCCCTCCAGCCCGTCGCCGACGCCGCGCCCCTCCAGCCCGTCGCCGACGCCGCGCCACTCCAGCCCGTGGCCGAGGCCGCGCCCCTCTTGCCTGTCGCCGATGCCGCGCCACTCCAGCCCGTCGCCGATGCCGCGCCACTCCAGCCCGTCGCCGACGCCGCGCCACTCGCGCCCGTCGCCGATGCCGCGCCACTCCAGCCCGTCGCCGACGCCGCGCCACTCGCGCCCGTGGCCGACGCCGCGCCACCCCAGCCTGTCGCCGACGCCGCGCCACTCCAGCCCGTCGCCGACGCCGCGCCTCTCTCGCCTGTCGCCGACGCCGCGCCACTCGCGGCCTGATGGACCCAAGCGATCTGACCAGCCAGAATAAAGTTAGTCGCGTCCTGCCAATCACCGACGAAACGCACAGTTCCGCGTTTCGCCTTGACCTTTCCGCCAAGGTCAACTACATCAGCAGGATCAGAGCCGAACACGATCCACTTGCCTGACCAGTCCGGTTCGCGTCCGTCACCCATCGAAAAGCCCCACGGCCAACCATGGAGACCGCCGCCGCATTCGGCAGAAATATTCCAGTCAGGAGCTTCTACGTCTGCGCCAACTTCGAGCGGCCACCGAAACCCGCCGTAACTACTTCCGTCCCGCTCCACGCACTTCAGGATCAGGACCTCACTTCCGCCGTTCGTCCACTTGTGCGCGGGGATGATTACTTTATCAGTCGGCATAAACCTCGCTCCCTTTCGGCATCTGTACCAGTTCGCGCTGTGACTCCCCGACGATATCCGGAGATGCCTTACTCTTATAAGACCGGAGGAGTTTATACATTTCCAGCACAACGCGGCGCGCGAAACCTACCTTCTTTGTCGTGTTCCCGATGCCGCCCGCATACTGAATTTCGATGCGCTGGAACTCCTCACGCGCTTTTTCCGTACCGGCGATTTCCGCCAAGTCACTGTGCAATTCAGCGAGAACATCAATGATGTCGTCTCGCCGTGAGCCCATTCGAGCCCATAACTCGTCCACCTCCGGGATTCCGCTGCCGGTAAACGGGGGAGCCTGCCTAGCGTCACCGGACGCCGATATCTGCGCCGGCTCGCTGACCGCGGTACGCTCCCCCTTATCGTTGGTCGGTGTATCTTGTTTGGCGATTTTCTGATCGCGCACGTAATCTTGAGCAGCCTTTGTTCCAACAGTGTGGCCGCCCGTGTCGATATCCTCGCGCTGCGCTCCGGGAATGCTGTCAACCTCGGATTCATCAAGCATCCCCAGGCCGCAAATCGAAAGCGTAACGCGCCGCTTTGCTTTCGTCTCGGCCTTCATCATCGCGTTCGCGCGAGCTTCGCCCTTCAAACCTTCTATCGCCACCGCGCCCGTAGCCTCGTCCGCTCGTCCATCCGGACGCGTCGCCCTGGACGTGACCACGTACACTCCGTCGATCACCTCTCGCGCCGGAATGGATAGGCTGATCGAGTGCAGGTTGCGCAGCTGCTCCGTGCAGTCTTTCTGCGCGTACAGGACAGTCTTCCCGCTCAGAGTCAGATACGCAAACGGCTTCGTGAGCGGGTTCAGGTTGAGGCTCTTACACACAGCGTTGTAGTAAGAAATCCGTTGCTCGGGAGAAAGCTTCGACAGGTCGCCGCCTATCAGAACCTTCTCTACATCGGCCGCCACGATAGGGGCCGCATCATGAACCGGCTGCAATGCTCCCATTTCCATCACCAGGTAATAAACGCCTTCGCAATCGCGAATGCGGCAAAAAGACCAACACCAGAGGCCAGCGTCCAGAACAACCGCCGCCAATAATTGCAATCGCCGCGAAGCCCGTCGCGCTCCTCCAGCAGCTTCGCGAACTGCCCTAACAGCGCTTCGAACCGCAGACTCATTTCGTCGCGCTCGATCATGGCCCGCAGCCACTTCTTTTCCAGGTCCGTAACTCCGTGCGGCCGGATCGGCGGAGTGATCTTTTTCATCATTTCCAGGAACCGCTCGTCCTTCGACGTAAGCCGCAGCTCAGGCCGCAACATCGGTATCCTCCGTCTTGATCGCCGCGGGGAACCGCAGCCGAGCGCGATCCCCGCGGGCGATTTCACGCGCATCCTGGATCAAGTCGGCTTCGCATACGGAGCACACCGCTTGAAGCGCCGGCTGTCCTGTATGCCCCGGATAATAACGGCGCTGCGACTCCGTCAAGGTCTGCTTGCAACAAGCACACACGTAGGTCATGCAACCTCCGCCGGAGTCGGCCACCCTGGCTTCCCAGATCGCCGGCGCAGATATAACCGATCTAGCTCCTGAGCAGCCCGAAACAGCCCGTCAAGGGTCGGCTCCATCGGGTAGATGTAGCGCTCTCCGTCGTAGCTTAGTTTGCACTTTGCAACCTGCAGTGACTTGGCGTCTGCAATAGCGTTAACGCTTGCCGCCGGCAGGAAACCAGACCTCAGCAGATCACGATGCGCTCTGGTTCCCTGGCGAGCGAATTTGAAAACCCCATTTTTAGAGAGAAAAATTACGACTGCTCGACCGAGATTCAGTTTTTCCATCACGCGACCCGCGCCCCCTCATCCGCGTAGAAATCCTTCTGAAATTGATCAATCAGTTCTTGCCGGTTAAGTCGGTGGTGTGACCAGAACCGCGCACCGAGAACATGATGCGAATCCGGCGCGATTCTGTGGTGCCAGGCGCAGAGACTAAGCGTCTCCAAATCACTACACTTCTGGCCCTTGCCGTGATCCCCGACATGGGCGCACTCGACCACACCCAGCACCGGATGCCGGAATTCGAGCCGGACGCCCAGTCCGCGCAGCTTCGCGCACACAACGCATTCCTGCCAGCGAATCCACTTGCGATACACGGGCGACTCGAACGGCTGGCTCATCGATCCACCCCGAACTCCCGGCGCCAGCGCAGCAGCGATTTCACGTGCACAAGCTTGGCTTCCTCGATCGCTTCCGCCCGCGCCATCAGCCGCGCCGCTGCTTCCCGCATCCACTCCGGAGAAAACCACCGCGCCACGCCGCACGAAACGCCTGTAACCAGGACCAGGATCAGCGGGATCACGAGAGCGTCTCCTCTTCCCGCGAACCCCCTGAATCGGGACACGGATCAAATCCAAGGACGATGCGCAACCCCTTTGTTACCAACTGCTGAAGGGTAGTCCCGTTGAGCGTCGCATACCGCCTCGCGTCCGCAATCAACTGCGTCGGAAGCGAAACGGTGAGCTTTCTCTCGTCACTGTGTTCCCGTGTTACCGTATTTCCTGGTGTCACAGGGATCATTATGCGCCCACGCGCCCATGATGTCAAGCGCCCAAGCGCCCCAAAGGAGCCTAGGATTTTCCCTATGTCTAAACAGAGACCAGAAATGACGTATCGGCCGAGCGAACCAGTCCGTCAGAGGATAGGATGGATCAAGGCAAAAATGCAGGAACAGGACCAGAAGTTCGTATTAAACGACGCGATCGAGGAAGCTATGATCGCTTGGCTGGAGAAAAAAGAAAAAACTTACGGGAGCAGACCGGCCGCTACGGGTCCACTTGAACGCCGAAAAGCTGGGTGATTTTGAGCAGAAACGGCATCAGAGAATATATCAGGTGAACCAGGCGTTCCGAATTTCAGAATAAGGGGAGGACTCATGATCAGGAAGATGACCCAAAATAGTTGTTCTTCGAAAGTCGCAATCGCCATCGCGCTTGCCCTCATCGGCCCCACGATCCGCGCGCAGGACAAGACGAAGCCGCCGGCGGCCACATCACCGGATGCGCAGCACGGGACGGCGCGGCTTGACGACATCGATCATATCGTAGAAGATCCGCACCCAACTCCCGGATCGCGTTTAGACGATCCCGGATTTCAGCCTGACCTATTCCAGCCGCCTAAATTCAAGTCGAAAGCCGCTCCCGATCAGAGATTCGAGAGCATAGAGAAGGCGATTGCGGAGTTAGCGAAAGATCTTAACCAATACGACCGAATGCTGCGGGCACAAGAGAAGCAGCAGGACGACTACCATGAAAAGGACATCGATCGAGTGCGTAAATTGATCGACTCATATTTCAACATCCTGGCCGACGCGATCTACAGCGAGCCAGCGTCGCTCAACCCAAGCGCCCTGGACGTGTATTCTCCGCTTCGTGCGAGCAACGGCCTGCCGATGCTCGCCTCTCTAAAATCAGTCGATACCTACCTCGATGGGTACAAGCTGACTGTGGATCTGGGCAATCCAAACTTTGCCACGTTGAGCAACTGCGAGGTTGTCGTCCGCTGGGGCCCGACCACAAAACAACTCGATCCAAAGCTACCCAACTCAAGGACCATCAAACTCTCGCGAACCCTCCCGCCGGGGTCTTGGACGCCAATTGAAATCATCGTTCCGAGCGCCAAGGCTCACGATCTCGGTGCAATCTCCATCAGCCTGAACGTGGATACAGTTGGACTATCGCGGTAAGGGAAGCACACCCAATGAGGAACCCCGGCCAGGATGCCACATCGCGATTTCACCACGACTGCCAGAGTGACTGGCTAACCCTGCCGCTCCATCGCCTCGAACCGCTTATCCGCCTCCCTCTGCGTCACAAACTCGGCTCGCGCCCACTCCTTCACCGCGCCGACGGCCTCCGCGATCTCCTTCTTGATCGCCAGCAGGATCGCATAATTAGCCAATCCAGCGCCAGCAACCAGCAGAGTCGAAACAACGTGCAGCGCTTCCCAGTTCATCGCTTATAAATTGCCAGGCGTCAGTACGGCGATTTCGGAGCCCTCCGCCTCTTTGCGCCCTGAATATTGGCCGGCGCTTTCGTGAACCCGAGATAATTTTCGACGCGGTGTTCCGGGTTTGGCTCCTCCGGCAGCTTCTTGCCCATCCGCGGCTGAAGCGTGAACGGCATAAACTGCCGGGCTACGAAATCCGCTTCCTGCAGCATCTGACGCATGAACGGATCGTCCGAGTTGCGGATCGGCCTATCGTAAAAATCACGGTTGTGCAGCATCTCGATGACGGTATTCGCCAGGGGCGAGGTCTTGTTCTCGACCGTACGCACCGGGTCGGTTCCGTAATGGTAGACGTCCTTCACATCCGTCGGCAACGCGATACGCTGCCCATTTTCGCGCTTCGGGAAGAAATAATCCTTCAATTCCCGCGGACCTTTCCCGGTGTGCCCGTACTGGTATAGCGCTCCGATCATGCCGCTCACCATGGGCAGCGCCAGCGTGTACGCCAGACGATGATACGCGTCAGGCCGGCGGCCGCGCGCCAGGTTAAGCAAGTCCATAGTGCCGCCGCCGATCTCGCGAAGCGTTCCCAGATTCCACCCCACCGACCGCACTATTAGGTGCAGAATATCCTTGAACGTCCGGTTCAGAAACAGATTGTCGTACACCACCTGCCCCATCCGGTTATCCACCGAATCCCAGATCGGAGCCATCGCCTTGCGGACGCTTTCGACGTTCGCTCCCGGACCAAGACGCTCTAGCGCATCGGCCGCCATCCCGTGGAACACCCCAAGCTTCAGGCGGGGGATGATATGCTCCATCATCGGCTTCGAAGTCTGCTCGAGCAGCGCCCACGGCGCGCGGATCAATGCTCCCGGAAAATTCCCCTCGCGCAGCGCCTTCATCATCGAATCCGTGGCGTTCGTCGCAAACGCCGCGTCCATCCGTACCCGCCCGCCGCCCTTTGTGAGCGCATCGGTAATCGCCGCGATCGGCGCGCCCTCGCTTCCAGGCGTGAACCAATCATGCAGCACTTTCGAGCCGTTCACGTAATCGAGGAACGGAGCCGCTGGAAACGTCGCGATTCGCAGAGAGCCGCGCAGCGCCTTTCCGTGCAACAGATCCTCGATCCCCAGCGCGGCCCGCGAAACTCCGGAGCGGATCACTTCTCCGGTCAGGTGGAACGCGGACAGACCGAGGTTCGCCTGGTTCATCGCGTTATTCACACCCGCCAGGATGCGGTACGCTCCCGATCGCGCGCGCAAGCCGGGAGTCAGGTAATTGTTGAGAGCGTCTGCCGCGCCCTGCTCGGCGTACCATTTCCCGCCGCCGCCGATCGGATCGCGGATACTCACGAATCCCGGCGGCAGATCCTCTTTTCTGGCAACCGCCCATTCGCGCTTGATCGGCGCACCCTCGAACATCTCGCCCTGTCGTTCGACCGGCAGATCGCCAGAAACCCTCTTCGCAATGCCGCGATCCGCCAGGTCGCGCAACACGGCGTGCGCCAGCAGATACCGATCCATCTCCCGGACCTTCATCATCACCAGATCCACGGGATTATCACTCACCGGCTTAAGACCCGCCGCCAGCGCTTCTTTGAACGTCGGGAACTCGCGATGCTTCAGGAACGATTTCGGACCCTCCATGCTCCGCTTGCCGGCAAAGAACGACTCGAAAAACTTGGTTGCCTGCTCCGGCCGCTCAAAGATATGGCCGAAGTAGTTGGTGTAGAACTTCTCCAGCTCGCCCTCGCCGAGCGCCTGCACCTCGCGCCGGCGCTGGTCGAGCATACGCGCCAGTGGGCGCGCGATCTCATCCAGCGGACCTTGCTTGCTCCGGCCGAGCCCGTGCTCCACATCGTCGATGAAATCGTAGTTCGCCTGCTTGCTGCGGTTGTTGAATAACTCACGCGCCGCCTTCAGGCGCTCCATGCCCTGGTCGTAGCGCCGCGCGAACTGCGCCATCCGTTGACGCAGGCTCAAACCGGTATATTCCGCCGCCTCGCCGCGCAATTGCGGCGCAACCATGCGCAGCGCTTGGTCCTTCGCCTCCACCAGATCGGTAGCGACGCGCTTGACGGCGGGAACTACGTCGTTTTTGATGAACTCCGGGACGCCAAGGCCCAACATCTCGCCCGAGATCGATCCGCGCTCGCCGGAACCCTTGACGCGGCGGCTGGATTCGCCGATATTAAAATTGGGTCCGGTTGCTGGGGGAGTCGGTCCAGCACCCTCCGGGGCTCCGGGAACGCTGACACTGGTTCCGGAGGCCGGCCCGTACTGATATCCAGTCAGGAGCCATTCAGGCAGCGACCCCTTTGAGGGCTTCCCGGAAACCGATCCGCGCTCCGTAGCGCCAGCGCCAAAAGCGTCCTGAAAAGCCTGATCGCGCGTCGGCGGTTCGAACATCTGCGACTGCGCTCCAGGCCGCGAAAGCGCCTCATCGTTCGCGTATCGCCGGAAACGGGCCGCCGCGCGCACCGGCGATCCCCCTAGTGCCTTGGCGATCTGAACCGCCTCCGGCGAGTACTGTCGGTTGCTCCAGATTCCCGACTGCTTCACCTGCTGGTCGATGTCGAGCTTATGCGCCCGAGCCTCTTGCGCCAGTCCGACCGCTTCACGCAACCGGTCGGTCAGCTCCCACTCAGGACGGCCCTCCACGCGCAAAATCTGCGGCGCAATGCGCTCCAGCTTCGCCCGCATCTCCGGCGTCGTCGCGCGATATTCAGCCGGAGAATCGTACAACCTGCCAACCAGCGCCTTGCCGATCCGCGCCTTGGCTTCCGGAGTCAGGTTGTCTTTATCGTCGAGATACCCACCCTTTTCCTGCTCGGTAACGATGCCGTCTTTCACCAGCCGGTTGAGGATTTCCGCGCCATCTTCGCCGCGCAGAGCGCCCGCGAGCGTGCCGTCTTCGCCCATCTCCTCCAGGCGCGAACCGATCGCCTGAATCGTTTCCAGCGACAGATGCCGCCCGTCCGACACCGCGCGCTCCTCTGGCGTCAACTCCGCGGCCGCGGCTTTGTTGAAATCGGTAATCGCCTTCTGTGCGTCGATCCCGCCGCCGACCTCGCGCGCCAGCACTGGTTTTTGGAACCGCTCAATTTCCGCCGGATCGATGCCAAACTGTTGCGCTTTTTGCAGCAGTTCAGCCCTGTAGCCGTCGGCATCCGCGCCGCCCCGCTTGTACACCCGCGCGAGCGTCATCGTGCGCGAATTACCGCCCAGCGCGTTTCCGTTCGCGTCCACCACTGGCGTGCCATGCTCCGCGGTGGGAGCATCCGTCGTCAGGAAGCTGGGGTTGAACGTGCCCTCGGACGCGTTCTTCACAACACGCGCGGCATTGCCGGCGCGCGTATAGTCCCGATCGTTCCGATAAGCATATTCGCGGTTCGGCTCAAAGCTGAAGGGGTTGTGCGACGGCTGCACATCCGCCAGCTCGCGCACCGCGTAGCGCGCCGGATAATTCGTTTTCTCGCCGGGAACCGCTATCGAGACTTCGCGGCCGTACGCCGGAGCAACGGACGGCGCGCGCGCTTCCTGTTTTTCGCCCTCATTTGAGGAAGGAGAAGCAGAACCCTCGCTGAAATCCGTCTCGCCGTGCCGCGCGAAATACATCCCCGGCTTGTCCGGCGAGTCCACCGGAACCAGAGTCCGCGCCTCGGGATCGAGATACAGTAACCGCGCCGGCTCCGGCCAGTTTCCTTGGCGGGTCATCTCGCCGGTATCGATCGAGCCATCCTCCGGGAACCCAGCCTTGGCCCACGCCTGCAACATGCGAATCTGCCGCCCGTGCGTCACGTTCAGCACGCGCTCGCCGGGCTGCATCTCGGTAGCACGGCTCTGAATCGTGCCTATGAACCGATCCTTCGCCGCGTTAAAACTCTCTCCAGGTTCTCCGGAGTGCTGCCCCACGCCCTCCGGCGCTTCATCGGGCGTCTCAACGATCCGCTTGTCAATCGCCGCGCGCTCCCGGTCGGCGGGCTGCCCTTCGTGCTCCCCAAGCTTCCACGGACCCAAGCCAATATCCGGCTGGGCGTTCGGATCGACCATCCTCGCTGTTTCCATGGCCCGGTCCATCGGACTCGAATACACGCGGTCGAAGTTTCCAGAGCCCTGCTCGGCCAGCGCCGCCGATTGTTCCCGGCCGGTGTCGTTCAGGGGTGGATTGCTCGATCCGGTGACGCGCCGCCCGCCCGGCTCGCTGGATACAATGTCTTCCAGTTTCGCCGTACCAGATTGCGGCTCTTCCGCAACAATGTCGTCAAGAGAAGCCCGCCGCGGAGTTTCTTCTTCAGTAGCAAGCGCCTCCGCGCCAGCGCGCGCCGATTCAGCAGCCTTCGCCACATCGGGTTCCGTCGTTTCCGCTGCGGCTCTTGGACCACCACGAACCGCGTGGACGCCCGCCGCTGCGCCCATGCCGGCGGTCAAACCAGCCTCGGTGATCGCCGCGGCCGCCGTGGGCCAGTCTTTCCTATCGATCGCGTCTCTGATCCGCGGATACTGCTTGTATGCGTTCCGCAGCATGTCAATGCTGAATCCCGCACTCACCGCGCGCGGCAGATACTTCGACACGTTGCCGAGCACGCCGAGACCACCAGAACCAGCCATCATCAGCAGGTTCGGCGCGGTGGTCATCCCTTCAGTGAATTGGAGCGCGCCCTTGCCGATGCCGCCGGCAACCGATTCCGGCGCGCCCGGCGCGAGCGCCGTAGGCCGAACCAGCGGCAGATCTGTAGTCGGCGTGTGTTGCTCCGCCGGAGCCTCGTAGGATATGCCCAGAGCCCGCCCTACCGGCGTGTCGGTTTCTCCCGGCGCGCCTTGCGGATTTCCCAGCACCATCCGCTTTAACCGCTCAAGGAACGATGGGGCTGCCGCTGGCCCGATCGTCGGGCCAGCTGGCCGCGCCTTGTTCAACTCGTTGTGCAGATCGGCTACCGCCGCCTGGTGAGACGATTCGAACTGCTCACGCGAAGGTAGATCCTCCGGCCGCTCCGGTTGCGCCGATAAAGGATCGATATCGTCAAGCCGCGCTGTTCCGTGCTGCGCATCCGGGCGCGGATCTTCAACGATATCGTCAAGCCGCGCCGTTGCCATCGCTCAACTCCACAACGCGGGCGTGGACTCCAGCCAGCGCGTTCAGCATGACGCACAGGATCTCGGCCATCTCGCGATCGCGCAGAATCGCGTACAGGTACGGACCCTTCGGATACGCGGCCGGACCCAGCAGCCGCTTCACCTCCTCGCGGTTTGCCTGGTGATCGATTCGGGCCTCAATCTTGACCATCTAGTAAATAAACGTGCCGTCGGCGTTGATCTGCTTGATCGTGACGCTCTTGCCGTTCTTCAGTCTCACCGTCTGGCCGACACGATATTTCCCGTTCCCCGGCACCGCGCCCCGATCCGCATTCCCACCGGACGCCGGCGGCGCGGCCTGTCCACTACCGCTGGCACCAGGGTTGTTCAGTCCGCGCTTGTTGGCAATCGCCGCCGCGCGCTCTTTAAGGCTCGCCACCTGCGCCAGGGACTCGCCGAGCGCGTTCTTCAATCGCAGACGCTGCGCGTAATTCATGGTGAGCTTCTTGCCCGACCACGGATCGGTAAACTCCTCGCCATCGTTCACCGCGGGCTGGCTGGTCTTCTGGCCGAGCATTCCCGTCGTTTCCTGCGTGTCGAGCAGCGCCTGCGCGCTGAGCGCCCTCTGCTCCTCCTTGAACGCATTGTCGAGGAGTGTCGAGTGCTGCTTTTGATCGGCGTCGAATAACCGGAGTTGCGTTCGGTTATTGATGTTGCTCTGCGCGTCCCCGGAAATCGCGGCGCGCGCCTGCTGCCAGCGATTCTGGTAGTCGAGCTTTTGCGCGTTCTGCTCGGCCTGAAACTGTTCTTTCGCGTCTTGCAGCCGTTGCGCGGCATCGGCGCGCATCTGCGCCACCGTCTTCTGTGTGTCCGCGCGAATGCCAGCGCCAGTGGTCGTCGCCACGCCGCGGATGTCCGCCGGGAACATCGTCTTGATGTTTTCCGGGAGATCCCGATAGTCGGGATTCATTCCGTACTTTTTGATCGTGTCCGCGTCGAACACGTCACCCAGGCGCACGCCGCGCGCCTGGAGATCGGCGGCGCGGGTCGCGCTTTCGCCCGCGCCACGGCCGCGCGCCTGGGCTTGCGCCAAGTCGCCAGCCTGCTGCACCGCCGCGGCGCGCTGCGGCGCTCCGAGCAGCATCTGCCGGCGAATCTGCTCTTCCATCGTGGGAATTTCCCACTGGACCGTGTCGCCTTCGGCTGTTTTATGATTCGCGACTGTCCGGCCATCCTCGCCGGCTTTACGGATCACGCTGAAAGACTGGCCGCCGCCGATAATACCCGGACCTTCCGGAATGGTCTGTTCGTCCTTGACCACGCCGTTGATCACCGGCCTCGCGCCGAGCTGCTGCATGTGCTCGGCGAACGCCTGATCGGCTTCCTGGTTAGCCCTCATCTGCTGCTGTTTTTCGAGATCGACCTGCTGCTGTCGCGCCCACATCTCCGTACCGGGAACGGGCTGCGTGAGCAGGTTTTTCATGATTTGACCGAATCCGCCCATGCGCCCCCCTTAGATGTGAAAACTCGAGCTGCTCGTGTTACTCGCGCCGGTCTGCTGCTGGTTTCCGCTCGCGCTCGTCTGGCTCGTTTGGCCGAAATTCATGCCAAGCAACGCCTGCGCGATCTGCGATGCCTCCAGCGGCAGTGACGCCGCCGTCTGCTGAAACGAAGTATCGTTGCCTGCGAGTTGCCCGGCGCGTTGAAGGTTCGCCTGAGCCAGCGCCATGCCGTACTTACCGCTCGATCCGCCGCCGGTCGACAAGAACTGCTGCCGAAGGCTATCCGCTAACCCGTTGTAATTCTGGTTTATCTGGTTTGCGGCTTGCTGCTGGAACGGCTGCACCGTCGATTGCGGGTTCGCCATCAGATTGCTGATGTAGTTGAACAGCGTCGGCTGAAGCCCCGACTGGTACGGAGTCAGCGTTCGCTGGGTGTTTGTCGATCCGCTTGACGAGTAATTCGCATTCGAGTTGCTGTTCGTATTCGAGCTGCTGTCCCCAAACCCGAACATGTTGCCGAGATTCCCGCCGAACAGACTCGCTACCGATGACATAATCCTCCTTCCGCAGACCGAGAATTACCGCATCGACCGGCTTGCCATTTTGTAGCGTCTGCCCGGCGAGCAACCCCTCTTTCGAGCCGCCGAGAGCCTTCACAATCCCGATCAGCGCGTGGTTTGAGCGGAAGGCGGTCGACATGATCTTTATCACGCCATCGGCGAACAATTCCTCGCACACCATGCGCAGCGACGCCACCGTGGTTTCGTGTCCCCAGAAGGAGCGCTTGAAGATACAATGCAGATCGGCAAGCACGGGCGAAAGCCGACTCGATTCGATCACCCCGCCGAGATCCCCGTCCCTGATTACCTGCCACGTCTTTCTTCCTCGCGCATCCAATTCCACCCATCGCGCCACGAATTCATCGAGCGTCTTTGGGCTAAAATCATCCGCAACGCGGCCCCGAAACCTCGACATCCATTGCCAGACTCTCGGTACCGCATACAGCGGAAACCCTTTCTCGACTCGAACCGACACGTCACCTCTGAACGGTCGACGAACTGCCGGTGAAGATCACGCCATGCGCGGCGGCCGTCGGGACCTCCTGCGTCGACTTGGCAAGCCGCGCCGTCATGTCGGCGACCTGCGCCAGGGCCGCCTCATGCGCGTCGGCCGGAACCACCGGAGCCGCCGCGAGAGCGCCCGTCACCGTCGCCGCGACCTCCTCTTTTGACGGAGTCGACGCCGCGGACTTGTGTTTTTCGATCAGCCCGATCAGATCTTCAACCAGCTTTTCGGCGACAGGGGCCAGCGCCTCGATCATCGTAACTTCAGCGGGATTCATGATTTCTCCTGCTGGTTAATTGCCAGAACAGGAGGACTAGGAATTGAGGGTAAAACTCACCGACCACCCCATCAGGCCCATCACCACGCGCGCGGTGAAGGTCTGGCCGTTCTGGGTGACCTGCTGGCCGTTTTTAACCGTCGGCTGTCCATTGTTCATCGCGCCAGGTCCGGGCGCATAGAGGCTGCCGAAGGCGAGCGGACCAACAACGTTATTCGCGGGGGCGACGATCGGCGCGGGCGCCGCGAACGGCGGATAATCCGCAAGGCTCGTGCTCACCTTGATCGCGCCCGCTGGCGGATGGAGCGGATCGTAGGGGTTATACGGCGCATTTCCGCCGCCCGGCAGGAAGCCGATCGAGGGCTGTAGGGCCGAAGGCACCCACGACAAACCGTCCACCTGGCGGATAGTCATGCATTCGAGCGGGTCCATCTGATCGCCGGTGACGGCGAGCCCCACCATAATGGGCACGTCGATCACAAAGCCTTGCTGGGCCAGTTCCATCGCGAGCGTAATCCGGTCGGGAGAGGCGAGCGCGCGAAGCGCCTGCACCGGCGTGGGCTGCGATGCCCAATAGGCATCGGCGAAAATCTGGGCGGCCGACTTGGTCGAAGCGGAATTAGGAGAAGTGCTCATACATCGGGTAATTGCCCACGATCACTTCTTGGCCGGTTTCGGCGGTTCTTTGCGCGAAATCTCGCCGGTTTTGGTATCCACCTGGCAGGAAGCAGGCTCTATTTTAGCCTCCGCGCACCGCCTGGAGACGATGGCGTTGCTCTCTGCGATGAATGGCTCGGCCGCGATTTGCAGCTGGAGTTTCAGCTTGTCCACCTCCGCCTGATCCTTCTGGATCGTCTGCAACTCTTCGCCCGTGAGTTTCACGGGCTTATACTGACCGCACGCCGCGATTGCGACCGCAAATACAAACACCAATCTTTGCATGCTTTCTCTCCTAGTGTCGTGTCCCGGAGATACGTTGAACAAAATCGGCCGCCTTTGTTCAACGTATCTCCGGGACACGACACTAGCAGTGTGTGACGATGCCTCCGGACGAGGCGAACGACGCCGAAGGAGCGCCTGAGCAACTAACACCCGAAGTTCCTCCAACTGTAACATTTTGTCCGCTATCCAAAAGCAGACTTCCCAGTAGAATATGAAGATTGTGATTCACTAGGTTAATTTGGTCTTCCACGTTAATCGCTCCTCCACCCTCGCTGTAAAGAGTAGTTATATAAAGGGCGTCAATGTACCCGCTTCCGAAGGTGGTGCCAGATACTCCAAGGCTATAAGTGCCTCCAGTAGAGGGCACCACATAGGTTGTATCGATTTGGTCAAAAGTGGTTACTCCGGCGGTGAATGTCTTCGTCCCGGTAATCGTTTGCGTCGTATCTGTCGTCACGCAGTCCGAAATGATACTCGAGCACGTCCCTGGAATGGAGGTCGTATTTAGGGTTGTGATATAGGCCGTATTCCAGTAATTCGAGGAAAGGCCGATAGATCCGGTATTGTTCGAAGATGGCTCAACGATTTGAGAGTGAACCGTATCGATGAATGCCGCACTCGCGTAGTTACTGCTTCCTCCAATGAAGTTGACATACAAAGCGTCAAATCCAAGGCTGGTAGTACCCAACTCTGTGTATTTGCCGCTCGCCGGAATGATGGTATTTACGCTGGAGCTCGTTTCCTGAAATTGTAAGACAGTTGCGGTGCTAACACCGGTTAGCGTCAGGGTGTTCGGGCTACTGGTTGCGCTCCACTCAAAGCAGCCCGTGCTTACAAGCGCCGGACCGTAACAGACATAATCACGCAAACCGTAGAAGGTGTACCCGAAGAACTCCTGCATTCCGTAGTTTGTGGACCCAATATTGTAGGTGTTGTCCGCTGTGGGAATGAGGTTGGCTCCAAGGTTGATCGTCGATCCGCTGAGGGCCTGTAAGCCGCCCAGATAATTCACATTCGAGAAGAACTCTCCCCAATATTTCCCGGTGCTGCCAAGCAGCTGAGATGTGGTCTGAGGAAGCAGGTATCCCGAGCTGCTTAACGATAGCCACAAGTTGCCGGAGGACCAGAATTGCGTAGCTCCACCGGTGCTGGTGTTGGGGCCAACGTTGAAATTATTCGAGGCGTCCAACAGCAGCAGCGAAGTTGCCACGCCACCGGTTGTGTACCAACCCAAGGGAGTGTCGTTCGCAAAAGTTTTCTGCGAATAAATCTCCTGGATCGTGTTTGTCGTCACGAAACCGATCCACGACCCGTCGCAGCCCCAATAATTCCCGTTTGCAGTGTTGAACTGCATCGGCAGTCCGGCGGTGCAGCTTCCCGATGGATCGGTGGTTACCGGCGTGATCGCCGCCACGCCGACGCAACTCACCCAGCCGAGCGTATGCGCCGAGGCCCAGCCCCAACACTGTCCGCTCGATCCGTCGGCGCCCGGCAGCGTGAACGTGATGTCCGCCGCAACCGACGCCGGGGCGATAAGGCCAACCCTGTGCGCCTGCGAGGAATCCCACAGATAAAGCTGATTCGCGCTGCCGGCATACGGCAGAACCGAGACCGGTCCCGGAAGGTCCGTCTGCGCGAACCCGGAGGCCATCGCCATCAGCAGCAGAAAGGATTTACGAAGCATTCGTTATAGGAATTGCCGTCAGGAACCACTTGAGGTTTCCATCCGCCGGATCGGTGATCGCCGTGAACACCAAAATAGAATAGGTGCTTGCTTTCCCTCCGAGGTGCGCCTGGCTCACCCGAAAGGGAGGATTCGACCAGGTGACCGTGTGGCCGCCCGTCGGATCTTGCAGCAGCAAGACGACCAAGATGTTTCCCTGTGCGACCGGTGCCGGGGTATTGATGGTCGTCGCCGCGGTGAGCGTCTGGGAGGCCACGGTTACCCCTCCGCCACTCGTAATCGAGACGCTCGCCGCCTGCTTCACCCCGCCAATCATGGCGTAGCGCTTGTCGGCGGATCGCAGGTTCAATGCGTCGGTCGGCGCAACCGGATCGGCCAAGTTGACGATCCCAAAGCCTCCCATGTCGAGCGCGCCGGAAATCTTGAGACTTCCGCCTTCCGTGATCGCCGCCGCGATCGCGCGGAGCCTGAGGTTTAGCGCATCAACCAGTTGATCGCCCGCCGTGCCCGCCGCGATCGGAGTGATGGTGACAGGAGCGCTCATTCGCTCATTCCACGGCGTCAACCGGAAGATCGATCCAGGTGAACTCTTCCGGCGTCGTCCTCACCGGCATGGGCATTTTGTTCCACGCCTCCGGCGTCTCGCGCACCGGCATATTGAATTGCGCGAAATCGTCAGGGGTCGGCGGAAGCGGCACGTTCACCCATTGCCAATCTCCGCCGTTCACGCCGAGCCTTCGAGCGAGGACCTTCAACTCAAAAAGGCGCGTCGGGTAATTCCCCTGCACGCGAAACTTGGTCAACCGGCCCTTGGTATTCCCCGGCAGCCGCGACACGACAGGCGCGCGCCCGCTGGTCGTGAGCGTGGTATTGACGGCAATCGACGCCACCACGGCCATATTGAGGTTCGGCAGGTCCGTCTCTACCTCGAGCGTCATCGCGCCGCCGGTCTGCGCGACAATCACGATCTCCCGGTAAATCGCCGTACCGCCCAGCAGATCGAGCGGTTGCGTCTCCCATACCTCGCCCTGCGAGCCATCGAAGTACACGCCGATCGGCCGCACCCTGAAACTCGCCCGGCCGTGTAGCCGAAGGATTCCCGTGGGCGGGGGAACAATCTTCACTTGAAACAGATCGCCATAGGCCAGCACGTCGTTAAAATCTTCGCCCGCGAATGTATAGGGCTGGCGCGTCGCGCCCTGCACTGGAAGCGATAGCGTGCGCGCCGCCTGCAAGCCGCTCTGCCCCGGAAGGTCGGTGTAGATAATCACCTGGCCGCCCGCGGCGCTTGCGTCGTAATCGAGCATGAAATCTTTCAACTCACCGACGCGGCCCGGAGCCACGCTGAATTGCGGCGAAAGATAGAACTGACCAAGGGTACCGTCGAGCCATTCGCCGATCGCGCGCGAGCGGATAATCGCGGGTCCGTGCAGCCGGATATAGCCGCCGCTCGGCGGGTAAACCCGCACCTTGAAAATGCGCCCGTAGGGTAGATTCAGGCTCCCGTCTTCCAACTGGAAAAGAAATGGAAGCCGGGTCGATTCGACCGGCACGTTGAGCGTGCGCCGGATCGCGAGGCCATAGCCTGGCAGGTCCGAATAGATCACAACCGTCGCGCCAACGCCGCTCACTTCATAATCGAGAAGCAGATCCTTCCATTCCGCGACCTGGTTATTATCGACGATGAAATCGGGAGACTCGTAATACTCCCCGATCGTCCCGTCGACATACTCCCCGATCACCCTCTGGCGCACGCGCAGCTTGTGAATCTGGAAATTAAGCGCTTGCGCCGTGAAGGTGAAGCGGAAATTCCGGCCCTCAATGAGACTCGGCAGCCTCATCCGCGCGTTGCCGCGGCCCAAGGGAGCCGTGAAGGTGTTCGTGTCGCGCTGAGTCAGCACATTTCCTGGCAGATCGCTCGATAGAATTCGCTGGATCGTCTGACCCGCGCCCGTTAGGTAGAGCTCGAGATAATCCACCTGCTTCACGCGCTCCGGCTGCCCCAGATCGGTGAACCCCGAATCGATGGTGCTGGCGGCGCGCTCCTCCGGGTACCAATGGACGTACACATTGTAAATAATGCACGTGCTGGTCGCGTTGCCGGTGATCTGCACGGCGATGTTCTTCGCGCGCAACCCCTCGTCGGTCGCCCCCTCAACTTGGATGTTGAGCGAGGAAAGGCTAAACACCTGCGTTGTGCGATTGGAGCTGGCGATCGTTCCCAGGCTAAGCACCGTTCCGTTGTCGTAGACGATCGATACAGAGAGCGTCGAGACTGGCTGAAATCCGCCGAAAGAGGTCTGGAAATCAATGACGATATCGGAATACCACTTAAAGTTGTCGGGTAGTCCCTGATCGGAAAAGCGCGACTGCCAAGCCAACGGAATGGGGTTTGCTCCGTCGAGCGCGGTTGACGCCTGCTCGATTGCCCACAATTGTCCAGCCCCGGAGGCCGTCACCGCGGCCATCAGCGAATTTCCCGCTCCCTCGTACTTCAAAGCCGTGAACCCGGTCGTCGAGGAGCCGAGATTCAGCTTCATCCTAGACCAGCGATAGGACGGGATCTGCCCGAAGGCGGTCTGCCCTGGCAACTGACAGATCAGCGTGACATTCGGGTAAGTCGAGCCCTGCTCCGGATAACTCACGTAGAGCCGGTCGTTAACGATCTCCAGCACGGAATTGACGATATTGACAGGATCGATCGGAGGGAGATAGGTCCCGGTGCTCAACAGCACCGAATCGCCTTTAAAGATCGGATCGAGCACGCCGCTGATTTTCGCCTTATAATCCTGATTTCTGAGGTACACTCCCTCCGGACCCATGAAGTAGTCAATTTGTCCGGCATTGCACACCGCGCGCGGCCCGACCAGTCCGATGCTCGTGTCGATCAGCTGCGCGTCCACGTTCGCGGGATCGCCAGGCAGCAGCCACAGCGACCGCTGCTTATACATGAGCGCGTACTGATTATGGTTGGTGATCGCAATCAGTTGATCGTCGTCGTTTCCCGCATCCTCCCAGTTCCCGTCGACATCGCCCGCGCCCGGAAAATGCCACGGTTCGCCGCTGTTGGTCCACCAGTAGCGCGCCGGATGCGCGGCGCTCGACCAGGCGAGGATCTTTCCAAAATAGGGACCCATGCACCCCGAAGCGGCGGGCGGCTGATCGCGATCGGCGGGAGCCGTGGCGTTGATCGCTTGCGCCGCGGCAACGCTCATCGTGTCCGTGAACGTTGTCGTAGTGTTGTCGGCGATCGTGCCGACCTTGAGCACCTGGTTCGATCCGAATCCCGTCCGCCAGATCCAGCGCTGCGTAACCTGTGGGTCGGCGGACACCGCAATCCCACTCAGGAGCGCACTCGCGTTTTGGCATGTGAGGATGCTCGAGGCAGGCGAAAGGTTCGAATCTTCATTCGCCGCGTTCGCGAAGGACACAAAATACTGTCCCGAGCCGGTCAGGGTTCCCGAAGTGGTAAAAGTCGCGATGTCCAGATTAAAGACGCAGGGCTGGGTAAGATTGATCTGGAACTGGATGGCGCTCACCTTGGTCCAATCAATCTGCGTCACCATGCCCCGACTGAGCGCGGTTCCGTAGGGCGTGATGTTTGCCGGCATCGGTGGATCTCCAGGGACCATATCCACGTTGGTCATGGTGAACCTCCCCGCCACGATCTCAGTAAAGTGCGGAGTCGCAAGGGCCGTATTGAATTGCGCCTGAACGTCGTTCAACTGCGCCGTCAGGTCCGTGGTGTCGCTTCCGGCCGCGGCGGCGGCGTTGATCTGATTCTGGAGCGAAGAAATCTGGTTGATGAACTTGTCACAATCCACATTCCGCTTAATGCTGATCTGCGTCCAGGTGTTGGGTGCCAGATTCAGGCCGCCCACGTTGAGTTTCACCGCAACGACCTGCTGCGACGGCCCTCCCGGATAATTTCCAGAAAAGATCAGAACGCTGAACGTGTCGATCGCCGCCGGATTGGTGCAGTAAAACCAGAAGGAATAGTAGTCGTTGTCGGCCGCGGGAATGCCTCCGGTAGTGTCCAGCGCGCTGCCCCGCTCGGTGTAAAGATTGTCGGTGACGACCCATAGCGCTGGATTCGCCGCGTTTACCTTGAGCGACGACGCGCCCTCCTGGAGGATGGCCGTATCGAAAGAAGCCGCGCCAGCCGGGAAGTTGTTGAAATTCCCGTTGCCATCCAGATAGCCGACGCTCAGGCCCGGAAACGTCACCGGATTTTGTCCAGGCGAGGTTTCGTTCCATCCTTCGACTCCTATCAGGTTGTTCGCAACGGACGCCACCATCGGGGCGGTCGTCGGCGGAGCGATGCCCCAATTCTGTACCGTCGATCCGGTGATGCGCAGTTGCCGAAGCCGGTTCATGAACCAGCCGGCTGCTTGGTAGAAAGCCACGCCAAGGGGATTTCCATCGAAGAAACCTGCCGCGATGGATGTTGGCGCTCCGGTTCCAGGCGTGTAAAACAGCCCGGTCCCGATGCCCGCGTAGCGGTCCGCTCCAGCGCGGGCGAGCGTATGAAAAACCCCACTCCCATAGCCAGCCCAGTAATTTATCGCGCCCTTGCGCGACCGCAATTCGCCGGCCTGATCGACGCGCCAGTTGTCGAATTGCAGCGCCTCGCCATCGGCAAGCTTTTCGCCCGGCGGAAGCAGGTTCAGGCCGGAAGAGAGAATGCGTTGCTTTTCAGTTTTGGAGGCCATCCACTGAAAAATTGCCTAGCGGGCTTCACCCCAATAGCCTTCGATGACCTGCTCCATCCAACCGGTCAGTTGCCGCAGCCACCCGGCGACTTCCTGCATCTGCATCTTGGTTTCCTTGGCGCGCGCCTCCGCAATTGCGCTCAAGGTAAAGTATTCCCGGATGCACTGCGGAGCCGCCACAATCGGTGTCCCGCTGGCGATGGTCGGAGGGTACGCGTGCAGTACCAGGCCGATCGTCAGCCCGGAATTATTGGCGTCCGGAGCCGGATACACCGCGATTAGACCAAGTCCCTGAACGTTCTGCACAAAAGAAACCGGCTGTCCCTGCGTCGTCGGCCAACTCGCATCGAGATACTCCAGTTCCTCGACTGTGCGCGGCGAAAGGACAGTCCCATTGAGATCCGCCTGAATCGTCGCCACTTGACTCGCGGGCAGATTGTAGGTTCCCTGAGAGAACGAGGTGGTCAAAGATGTGTCGCGTGAAACGAAAACGCCAGCCGTGCGCGCTAGCCGCTGCCCCGCCTCGTCGAACCACTGATACAGTTCCGTGGAGGTCCAGAAGACAAGATCAAGCCCGCTAGCAGCGTTAAGCTGCGGAATCACATCCAGGAGCGCCTGTGAACAGTCAACGCTCATCGGTGGATTGGGATCACGCCGTGATTCCCCGCTTGATCACCAGCTCATACAGGCCCATAGGGCTGGTGTTCCAAGGCTTCACTTCAGGCCAGCAGCCAAGGATCTTCTGAAGCGCCTCCGTGCAAATCTCCGAGCAGAAGCGGTCGTGATCGTCGTGCTCGCCGAAGGGCAGCACGAAACCAAGGATTCCCATCCAGTCGTAGGACTTGCTGCCGCATCCAGCGCAGAACGCCATCAGGTCTTCTTCTTGCGTGGAGCGCAGCGGCAGCATTTCGACCTCCCAGATTTTGTCGTCGAGAAGGTCGAGATGGGCGAAGCTTGTGCCGTTCGGCTGCCGCGAGCTGAAACACAGCGCATTACTGATCGGCCCGGAGAGGATCAACTCGACATGGACGAATGGGCCTCCAGTCTTCCATTCGATGACCTTATCCATCCATCCTCCGGTGTTTCGCTTGAACGCTAAGCCGGTCACTCGATCACCTCCAGGTCGGAATCGCCCCAGCGCGTGATCGCCTCCCGGATCTCACGAGCCATGATGATGCAGCCGAAGGAAGCTTCTCCGGGATGGGCGATTTCATCGCCGTGGATCAGAAATCCGGAGCGGCCAAACATCTCGTTCTCCGGATCGGGCCGCAGCGGCAGCACATAAGGGCCATGGGGGCCACCCTGAAGATCCTCCGGGCCGCCGATCCTGTACTTTCCCCGCGGGATAGGTCCGACGTTCGCTATGTTCTGAAAATCCGGGTCGTTTTTCCCGTCGCCGTGACCCGAGTACCCGGAGCCGATCAGGATGCCATTATGGAGCAGTGTTCCGGCGCGCTGGCTGTAGGTGAACATTCATAAGAGGAATTGCCGGCTATTGCTTTGGCGAGCCGATTCCATGAGCAATGTGGAGCGATCGAAGCGCTTTAGTTCGATCGGTAGGTGGTCGTATCCCTGCTCTTTGTTGCGCGCTCGGACATAATCGCCGAGTTTTTGCGCGGCGTCTAGGAACCGATCCCAGAGCGGCATCACCTTGTGAAGCTCCTGGCCCCCTTCGCGACATCGCATCAGCGGTATTGCGCCATCGATCAGCACCGGGTGAAATTCCTCCGGTATCTCCGGAACCGCCATGGATAGCGCCATCGTGGTCGGGCAGCGCGCGTAAGTGACATCCGCCTGTATCGTGCCTGTCGGTTGCTGATAAATCGCCAGCAGATCGAAACCCAGCAAAGAGTACCGCGTCACCGGACCGGGGCTGAGCGACCAACTGTTATCGAGCGCCGCCAGATCGGAGAGCCGCGCCGGCGAAAGCTTTGCGCCCGACACTTCAGCGCCGCCGCCCGAGGCGAGCCGTATTCGAAGCGGCAAAAGCAAGTCGCTGAAAGTATTAAGCAGCGAGTAGAACGCCGTTCCCGCCGTAAAGGTCATTACTCCGGTGGTTTCAAGGCACAGCGTCATCAGGACGAAAATACGCTGGGTCGCATTCAGCCACGCCACCGCGTCGGCGGCCGTGTAATACAACGGATTGGCGGTGTTCTCTCCCAACCGGTCAAGCAACCGGGTTTGCATGTCCCCAAACTGCATTATCCCGGAAACCCTTCATGCCACGGACCGCGATGCCACCGCGGCGGCTTGCGCCCGACGTACTCTTCAGAGAGTCGCAACCCCTTCGGGCCGCGCTGCGCAGCATTGATCCGCGCCATGGTCGCGAGCAGCCGGTCAAAATCTCCACGGTGCGCCGCGGCAGCCGCCAGGTACGCCGAAGCCGCTTGCGGATTCGAGCTGGCCCGCCACTGATCGATCTTAGCCATTACGCCTTCGGTGATCGCCGCGGGCCGCGCCCACGGAAGCAGGCTGGCGCTCGTTTGAAGTGGGTCGAGATCGGCAGGGTCATACACGTAATCGACCTCGAATGAAAGCAGGTTACCCGCGCTGTCCGGCGTATCCGGGATTGGGTAAAATTCAATCTGCAACGTAGGAGGATCGTTCTGGTCATCCCAGGTCGCGGCCGCCATCGTCGGGTTTCCGTACGCGAGGCGTCCGGCCGCCCGCCGGTCCAACTCCCCTGGCGTGATCAGCTCGAGCGGATAGCCGCCCTGATGCAGCGCCTTCACTCCCCGAAGGATGCGACAGCCATCAGGAAGCGAGAAAACCGCTTGATCGATCCGGTAACTCAGACCGGAACTGCCACCCACTTGGGTGATGTTGATCGTCAATCCAACGCCGCTCCCACCCGTCGTTGCCACGCCATTCGCGACCGAATAATTATTTCCGTCGTTTTCGAGGCTGTAGCTGGTCACGCCGCCGGATTGGCTGACGCTAAGAACGATGCCGCTCGCCTGCCCGTTTCCGCCGCCGCTGATCCAGAACTGATCGCCAACGACGTAGCCCACACCGGCCGCGCCCACGCCACTCGCGGCGATCGATTGCGTGCTTGATTCGTAGTTCCGGTCGAGCGTAGCATGGGTCGCATCGACGAAGGTGAACGTGTACCACTCCGTGGTGTCGTTAATCCGTATCATCCTCCCGGTCATATCGGCGGTCCACGCCGTGCCGGTTCCCACAATCGAGGCGATGCCCTGCTGCACCGCGACCGTGCCAATCGCGTAAGACTGGGGCGGCTGAACAATGCTCTGGGCCTCCAGGCGCTTCCACGGCAGCGAATCGAGCATTTCCGTGTAAACGTCCTGAATCCAGCCGTCGATCAGTTCGCGCGACACGCCGGGAGCCATCTGCGAGATGCGAAGCCGGATCTGGCCGTAGTTCATCTAACTGTACAGTTGCCTCAATGCCCGCTGCGCCAGCGGACGTAATCAAAGCTCCAGCGATAGAGCTGGCTGAATTCCTTGCCGCTCGAGGTCGAGTTATCGAAGGCGTGGCTGAAGAGATCGTCGCCGTCGGCTTGGTATGTGCCACATCCTCCGCAGAGACGCCAATACCACGCCCAGGCCGGGGCGTAAAGGTTGTTCAGAACCTTAGTCGTATTTGAAATGCCCTGCGCGCCGGTACCGCACAGCGAGCTGTTGGCCGAGCCGAACCAGTAGGAGTTCAGCGAGCAGCCGGGGCCATCCGGCCCGGTGTTGTAGAACAGCGTGTGGTTGGTCGAATCGTACCAGTTTGCCTTGAGATCATCGATCTCGCGCTTCACCACGTACGGAATTCGCGGATCGTGCGTGATCTGCCAGCGCTGAATCAGCGCCTCCATCGCCAGGCCGTCCATGAAGGGCTGCTTGGCGAAGAGCCGCGCGTTGATTCCGTCCACATCCTCGCTCAGAATCTCCAGGAGCATCGTGGTGGTGCGCTCGGCCAGATCGACCGACGTTCCCGAAGCCGCAGGACCGAACTGCGGAAATGCCCCGCCGGTCCAGTACACGCGCGGATATCCGGCCAGCTCGAGCACGTTATAAACCTTGAGCGCGTAAGCGGTCTCGCGCACGTAAGTTGGATCGACCAGGCCGCCGCCTTTCACATAACCGCCGCCGCCATACGGCTGGCCCGGCAGCGAAACCGCGAAGGAGGCTAATGCAGTCATGTTGCGCGAATCTCCGGTAGCCACCGCGGCCATCGCCAAGCCATCGGGAAAAACTGTGTATCCGGACTGCGATCCGGACAAACCAAGCGTCGATAAAAACGGAAAACTATACGCGACTCCCGTCTGCGTTCCGGCCGAGCTTGTAAGCGTCAGATGCGTCGCGTCGGTCCACGATGCGATCGTGTAATTCACGCTATTGATAGTAATCTGGCCGCTGCTGGTGTTGGCGAATTGATCGCCGGAAACCAACGTCACCGTCGTGCCGTTGGTATTCACCACACCCGACGTTCCGATGCTATAGAAACGCGCAATCGACTGCGCGTCGGTGATCCAGGATGAATCGCCCGTGTACGCCGCGATATTGGTGTCGGAGCGGATGCCGTCGTAATAACAGCGCGTGCCGTCACATCCTCCCATTGGGAAGCTGTGCGCCCTCCAATACGCGCCGCCGCCCGTCGGCGAACCATTGCATCCGGTACCGGTCATGCAACTCCGCCAGGTAGCCAAGCCGGGAATCGCTGGATAGCTGGCCGGATCCTGATTGGTCGCGACCGGAGATATTTGCACGACGTTGATCGGAAAAGTGAACGTGCTGCTCGCGCCGCCGCCGGTTCGCACCGTGGACACCGTGAAAGAGAGTGTGAACGCGCCCGAAGCCGTCGCCGGAACGCTCAACTGAACGTAAATCACGTCGTTTGCGTATTGAAAAAACGGAGTGCCAGAAGATGTGGCTGCCGGTCCCACAATCCCGCCGTTCAACGCCTGCCAATATGCGACTGCGGTTCCCGCCGGGTATCCGCTCACGCTCGACAGATACGCCGTAGTCGGTTGATCCATGATCATCGAGAGCTGCCCGGTGCCGTTCGAGGTGAAGGTCTGCTGCGTCGCCGCGCACGTAGATCCTTGGGCGAGAGTGAAGCTGTTGCCAACGATGTTGCAGAGGTGATAATACGCCACGCCTCCGCCATACACCGAGCACATACTAGAGCCAGAGGCGCACTGCGTTGACGCTGGCATCGTGCCTGAGCTGACAATGCCCACACCTTGCAGCGTTCCGACATTCCACAAAGTCAAAGTTTCAGTGCCCGTCGGTGTATATCCTCCGGAACCGGTGGTACAGGTGTTAGTCGTGTGGTCGCAAGTGATGTCCACCGCATAGTGAAGCTGAAGCGAGTAATACGTGTCGTAGCCGGAGAACACGGTGGCGGGGCCCCAAAATCCACCATAGCCAGCGGTGAGCGACGACGAACCCCAAGCGACAACCGGGTACGGCGTGTTGCCGTTGCCGAGAGCCAGCACGGCGAACGCGACTAGCGTGATCAGGCGCTTCATTTATCAGCCCCGAGAAAGAGTGAAGCCGTCGAAATGGAATTGTTCTGCGCGGCGAGTGTGGTTACACTGATCCACGCGCCTACATTGCCGGTAACGAGATTGACGGTGGAGAAACCGGAGCAGACCTCGACGGAATCGATGTACCAATGCAGCGCGCTCGCCGTGTCATCGTTGATGATCGTGAAGCGGTGGGGATTGGTGTCCGGCGCGATGCCGGTGTCGGCGCTGGTGTCGGCGACCGACCCATTCGACATCTGGCAGTGTATTGTGGTGTCGCTGACATTCGTCGAAAAGCGGAAGGCTTCGCCGGCGCACGTTCCGGCTTGCAGCGTATCGACCACCATAATCGTGGAGCCGCAGTTATGAATGCCCGCCCAGAATCGCACGGAGGTGACCGCGCCGATCGCGCCGACCCAGTCAAACACCACATTGCGGCCCAGGCGAAAAATATTGGTGTTGAACGATCCGGAAACGGCCTCATAGTGATACGCCTGGTTGCCGCTGGTTGCGCCGCTGGTGGTCTGGGTCATCGCCGGATTGCTTCCGGCGGCGGCGATCGGGGTGGTCGCGCCGGCCGAAGTATTCGTGGCGAACTGGTTCATTCCGAGCACCTGCAAGCCGGCGCTGCCATCGGCCACCGCGAAGGCATTGCGCCGTCCATCGGCCGGATTCACCATCGCGCGCATATAGCTATATCCCGTGCCGTTGGTCACCGGCGCCGCGAATCGCGAGAAGAGGCTCTGCGGCGGCAGGATTGGGTACGGCTGGTTCGCCAACTCGTATTTTCCGCTCGCGGAATGATAGATCAGCAACGCCTGCGAGGGATTGACCGATGACGCAGCAATGATCTGACCCGCCGCAAGCGCAGTCCCGTTAGCGTTCGCGATCGGCAGAGCGGAGCCGCCACACAGCGCGAAGGTGCTCGATCCGGTGTTGGTGTTGGCGGGGCGCAGATTGATCGACACGCCGTCCGCGAGGGTGACTGACGGCGTTGGGCAGCCCGCGTAAGCGTTGGCTGATCCGGTATCGGAGACCACCAGCGCGGCACCCACGGTTGCGGCCGAAACCGTTCCTCCAGTGACAGCAATCTGACTCTGCGAGGTCACAAGTCCCTTGCCATTGGTTGTTACCTGGCAGACGTGCGTGGAGTCGCCGCATACACCAGGACCGGCGTTCACGCTCGCAAGCGTGAGAGCCTGCGAGCCTGTACCGGGGCCGGCGGTTGCATCTCCGGTCAGTTGCGTGATGCCGCCACTCCCTGAGCCGCAAGCCGCGCCAGCGTCCCCCAGTGTTGTCGAGGTGTGCCAAGTGACGCAATTTCCCGCGGTGGGCGTCCCAAAGATAGTCGGCAGCGACGGAACTCCGCTCAAATTTCCCCAGGCATATCCCGGCGGAATGTCTCCGATCTGAAGGGCTCCCAGGAACGGAGCCGCCGCCGCAGTTCCTGTTCCCTGCGAAATCAAAAACGTCCTTACCGTGCTCGTGCTTCCGGCTAGCCTTGCGGGCGCTCCGGCCGCACCGCCGTATAACAGATCCCCGAGCGTGGTTAACGGATTGTTGAGCGTCGCGAAAGACCCAAGCCCCAGATTAGCCCGGGCGATGGAAGCGCTCGCGAGATCGCTTAGGTTATTCGCCGCCTGCAAAAATATGGGCGCGGCTATAATCTTCGACCAGGACAAGCTCGTGATAAACGACGGATCGGCATAACTCCCCGCGAATGCCGTCCCGGAGGGCAGCAGCAGATTATTGGATAGCGATAGCGTGACCACGCCGCTCGCGGTCGAGGAGGTGATCTGCTGCGTTGTACCGTTTACCGCGGTAACCAGGCCCGAGGCGGAAAAATCGGTGGAGACCAGCGCGCGGCATACCGGATACTTCGCCACCGTTCCCGAGGAAGGCCCGGCGACGACTGTATTCGGAAGGCACAGCTGGTTGAATGGATTGTAGTTACGCGTCGGTTGGGCGGACGCCAACGCCGCTCCGCAGAGCAGCAACAGAAATCGATTCATACTCGGAAGTTGCCGGGCGGCTTACCAGCTCGGTCGCCGCTTCCTGACGACCAGCGTAAGCACGCAGGACGCAGCCTGGTTCACAGGCGCAGCCGCCGTCCCGCTGCGCACCTTGATGTACGGACAGCCGCGGAAGTCTATGTATGTCACAGGCGAGCCCATCGACGCCGCGGAAACAGACATCTGAATGCGATTCCCAGCCGTCGCCGCCGCCGCGGGAATCTCGATCTCATTTCCCGAGCCGTCGAACAACTCAAAGAAACTGACGCCATCCACGCTGCCCTGGAAAGTAAGCGCCGCCGCCGTCCACGCCTGCGGCATCTGGATCGACACCAAATCGCCATCCCCGAGGAGCACCGTACCCGACAGCGATTGCCCCCCGGCGATCGTGGCCTGTGGCTGACTAAAAGGATACATGGATTACGCACTCAGCATCGCGTGCCACTGCCCGATGCTCGTGCAGTAGAACACTGCGACCTTGCCGGCAGCGACCGCAAACGCGGCGTTTGCGCCGAGCGAGTTGATCTGCTCACCCGTCGACGGGAACACGTTCATTGACGCCACGCCCGCGTTTACCACCATAAAGCTGGCCGAGGAAGCCTGGACGTTCGCAGCCGCGGCGCTATAGATCGCGGCCGTCGCCGGCAGAAGCGCGGAATCTCCGTTCGTCGCAACCGTAGTGAAGCGCGCCTGCTGCGCCGGGATCGGAGTCGCGTTCGCCTGGCCGCCGCCGGCGTGCGCCACCAATCCATCCTGTACCGTCTCGTACTGGAAACCCACGGCGTCCAGCAAGAGCATGTACTTGATCACCCCGCCGATGCCGGTAAAGATTTTGCTGTACCAGGGTCCCCGCTCGGCCCCACCGGGACCACCGACAAACGACTTTCCAGCGCCTTGAGTTTGCGGCATTCGAAGCCTCCCTTTCCGCTCGCGGCCCTATTGCCCAGGATTACCGATCAGGCCCAGATAATTGTTCCAGCCATGGCTCTTGCGGTAACGCATTCCCACAATGCCGACTTCGGTGTAATCATCGGTCCAACTCTTCGTGTACGGCTGCTTGCGCCAGAACCAGATCAGGCCCGTGTCGGCCGGCTCGGCGCACAAGAACCATGCGTTCGGCGCGGTCAGGTACGGCCAGACGAACGGCTTCGGCATCCCGTCGATTGCCCCGGCAAGCGGGTTCACCGAGCGATCGGCGGTCGTCGGATCATCGGGCGAGCGGAGCAGCGCGTGAGCAAGGAACCGATTGTTCGGATGCACCACGAGACGCCGGAACTGGATACGAATCAGTTCTCCAGACGGCCGTTTCATCAGTTCCCCGGCCGTCATTGCCGTTTCCAGCGACAGGATGTCGAGATCCGCCGCCGTCATCGCGTTGGACTGCAAGCCTCCGGCCTTAAATAGCGGGTGAGTCGTCGAGAACAGCGGCATGCCATCCGGGCCGGGAAACGCGGCATTGAATCCGTTGTTGAACGTCGAAGCCGCGTCGAGTTCCTGCGTCTCGTAGCAGCTCCAGCCAAGATCCTTGTGGATGTTGCTGATCAGGTCCCATTTGTCGTCCTCGACCACATCCACCGTGGTCGGAACCGCCAAGCCGAAGCGCTTGTGAACAAACGTCGACTTGAAACCCTGCACGGGCTGATCGGTGCGGATCGACTTGCCTTCGTCGATCGCCGCGAAGCGCCCAACACCGGACACCTGCGAAAACTGCTCGATCGACCGATCCGAACTCTTCACGTTGAAGATCTGCGAGAACTGAGGCGGATACCGCCGCAGTCCGCGGTCGATGACCGCGCGCAGAGCGGGGAGCATGTTCACCCCGTAGAAATCCGTCATGTTGCCTTGTACGAGCATGATTCCCTCCCCTAGACCGTCGCAACTTCCGCGCTGAACAAGTGCTTGTTGAACTTCAACTCGCAGCGAGCGTTCGCGCCGAACGCATTGTTGATCTCGTCGTACAGCCGCAACAGCCGCACGTCAAGAGTCGCCGTCACCGCAATCGCGCCTTCACTGAACTGCGCCCCGGAATTATCCCGCGTCACTCCGCCGCCGGGGGTAGTGATCACAAGATTCGTATTTAAGTTCATATTCGCGAAGGCCACATTCGCCCCGTTCGCGCCATCGCCCTGCGCCTCATAGAGCGCGCCCGGATCGACCATTACCTGATGGTCGGAGGCAGTCGAAGCAGGCGACCAGTTGAGCGCCACGCCCAAGTAACGGGTCACTCCGGGCGTGATTGCCGGAGCGGTGTCGGCCGGAACCCCGATATAGCCAGTCGCCAGGAGCGTAACCGGGTCCCACTTGAAGCAGGCAAACGCGTACGCCGCGGGCTTCGAGTATTTTTCACATTGGGGATAACCGCCCGCTTGCGTTCGGCCCATCGGCCGAAGACCGTGCGGATTGTTGACGTTCGCCACTTGAGACCTCCAGCGTTCAGAAAATTTTAAACTGCCCTGATTCGCCGGATGTCCCGGACAAGCTCAAAAGGGAACCTGCCGGTTCACGCTATCGAACTTTCACTTTGCATATTGCCACTCGCCTCAGTACCCTTTTCCGAGTACCTGGGAGGCTGCCACTTCTGGATCGTCATCCTGGAGCCCGCCAAAAATATCGCGATCCGCGCCGCGTCTCCGCATATCGCGCTCCGGCTTGATCTGCTCGGCCTGCTCGCGAACACTGTCGTTCGCCTCAATCATACGATCATGTGCCTTTTTCTCGTAGTAGCGGTCCGCCCGTTCGGCCACGGCGGCCGGAACCGAAGCGAGGAACATATTACCGACCTTGACCTTTTGCCCATCAACGAGCACCGGCTGCCAGTCGATTACGCCGCGGCGCAGTCCTTCTTTGGCCGCTTTCTGCTCGCTGATCCACAAACCCCGATGCCCGTGCGGAAGATTCCGCTCCATCGCCACGCGCAACGGATCGTGATTTTCGTCCATAGGCACGTCGTTTTGCAGATCGTCGCGAAAGTGAACGATTTCTTTTTCCACCGGGTCCGTCGCTTCGCGACCGCTCGGCAGCCGCATTCCACGCCCTGACGCTCCGGGAGCAACCGCTTCGCGATTCTCCAAGCGGTGGGCATTTTCATTCCACCACTTAATCCCTTCGTCCGTCTGCTGGAAAAGGATTTTCTGTTGGACCTCGACCGGCATATCACGCAGCGGAACGCCGGCCACATGGCAATCAAGCATTGCCACTTTAGAGCCGTCCGTCAACTCGATGAGACCATCCACAAAGACACCCTCGGGAGCAGCGAATATTTTCGACTCACCAACACCCTGCGACATCGTTTTCTTTTGAAAGCGCCCGCCCTTATCGGCCACGTCCGTTCCTCCCGGTACCCTGCTCGGCATACCTGCTGAACTGTTCCTCGGTGATACCCAGGCGGCTGATGATCTCGCGCTGTGTATTGGTGAGCGTCGGCGTATCATCGTCGCGGCCTCCGCCCGTGTCGCGCTCGCCTCGCTGCGCGTCAATACGGTCTCGGCGGCGCGTTTCCCGATCCTGCCGTTCGTTCTTTTTGTCGGCCGCGGATTCCATCTCGATCTCCTTCTTTGCCATCGACGCCGCGGCCCACAGCGCCGAGCGTGACTTTTTGGCCGCCGGATCAACCTCGACCATCTGCCGGAAATGCACCTGCGCGCGCTTGAAAAGATCCGACTTCGGATCAACGAGGTCCGGGAACTCTTTTCCCAGCTTCTGATCGAAAGCCACGCCGTCTTGCGCCTCAGAAAGACGTTGGTTGAACTTGCGCTCCTGCGCTTCAAGGGCAGCCTCGAGCTGGTCCGCTGTGATCACGCCGCGCTTGGCGAGAGCCTTCAGGCCCTCCGCGCTCAAATCATCAAGCAGTTTTTCTGGTTTATCGTCGGTCACCAGCGGGCGCGCCGAAGGCTGGGTTCCTTCGTCCGTGTCGTCGTCGTCATCCGGAAGCGGCGCGACATTACGCCCGCGGGCCTGCTCGGCCCAATATCGCTCTGACTGAGACAGTTCCTCAGTCCTGGCGCGGAGCGTCTTGTTTTCCGCTTCGAGCGCATCGAGGCGCTTTTCAATGTCGCTCTTTTCTGCCTTGGGTTCCGGCTTTGGTTCCGGGTCGGTCGAATGGAAATGGGGCGCGCCAGGATCGATTCTGGTTGAGCCTTCTGTTTCGCCCGCGCGGTCGCGCAGCACAGGCTGGAAGGACAGGAAATAACGCATTCGCCTATATATTGCCCCGGCGCGAGCTCACGAGATTTTCGTTTCGTACCCAAACCGCGTATGTCCGAAAATATCCTTGCGTTTTTCCGCATACCGCCGCGCGCACCTGGAGCACAAAAACTGATAGATTCCGTCCTTCCAGTGCAGGAACAGCGTCGCCTGTCCCGTACGATTATGGATAGACTCGCACGATTCGCGGCACTCGGCGCAACGATCCGGGCACTTCTGGGTTGCTAAAGCGTCGAGCGCTTCAACGTGGGTCTCATGACACTTCAGGCAGCGGTGCATGTGGCCGTCCTCTCCGAAGTGCACAACTTCAGATTTCGGGTAGAACTTGCTGCAATAGTGGCACTTTACACCTATGACCGGAATCGCGCCCATGGCTCCCCTGGAAACGCACCCATACCCGCGAATACATCATCCTGAGTCAAGCGTAGGCGCACCGGAGGCTCCGGTTTGCGCGGCTGGTCCAGGCTCCTCCATTTAGCGCTTCCGTGGCCGCGAGTTAGAACGAATCCTTCGGCCCTCCGCTGCGCCCACCTACGACGCATGGCCTCGCTCGCTTTGTGTTTGGCTTCCGCGCTACGCACGTTTGTTTTTAACCTCCGATCATCCGCTCGGCAATCTGCTGATGCATCGGCTTGGGGACCTTCGCGGCGCGTTTCTTAGGCTTTAGCGGAAGGATCTTGGCTGGTTTTTCCGGGAATTGCATCGGCCCCGATCCGACGTTCTCCATCACATTCTTTTTGGGCCAAGCCATCAGTAACCGTCCGTCATCCGGTCCGCAATCTGCTGATGCATGGTTTTCGGCTTCGCCGCCTTGACGCGCTTCAGCCGAGGATTCGCTCTCTTCGCCGCCGGCGACGCCTTGCGGGTCGAACTGGCGAGGATGGCTCCAGCTGCTTTTTTCGAAACGCCTTCCTTCGCCGCGATCCGCGACTGAACCGCCTTGAATCCCGGATGCGCGCTCATTCGCCTTTAACCTCCTTGGCCTCTCCCTGTAAAATGCCGGGAACCGAAAGCGCAACCTCCAGGCCGCGGATCTCACCGCGCAGCTTCGCGGTATCCACCGGGTCCAGCGGATTCACCAACTCGCGCATTTTCCTGTCCCGCGTTTCCTCGATCCTCCGCCGTATTAATTGCCAGCCACGGGAGTCGATCACCTGCGAAATATGATCGTGATCGATTCCGTCTAGTTTTTCACGCCGGTTGCGGGCCACCCGCACCCCCTAATCCGCCTGGTCCAGCAATCGCCGCCGCCGCGGCCGGTCCCGATGCTCCAGGCTGTGCTTCTGGTTGCGCGGACGGTTGCGGACTCACGGGCTGTCCGACCGGCTGCATCCGCGTTCCGCCGGCGAGCTGCGTCTGTTGCTGCTCCTGCTGCGCGCGCTGGATTAGCGCCTGTAGCAACATCTTTTGCCGGATCTGCTGCTCGTGCTCCATGATGTGCGCGGTCATGATCGCCTCGGCTTGCTTGTCGCGATCCTCCGGCTTCTCTTGCATTTCCTGCTCAAGGCGCCGCCGATGGTCCACGATATGCAACCTGTCGTCGTCGAGAGGGTTAACATGGATTTCCTCTCCCATCAGCGCATCCGCCCACTCCTCCTTGGGTGCGCGCGGCTGGTCCAGGTCCGGAGGCTGCGGAATCACATCTTCGAAATTGTCCTCTCCGAATGCCTTCCACGCCTTGTTGAGCAGAACCCACAGCGCCTTCGGATTCTGCTGCACAAGCGGATTCTGCATCGACAGCCCGTAGAGCGCCATCACTTGTTGTTTTTTCGCTTCACGCGACCACACAGATGTCGCAAACTTCAACTGAAAATCGAAATTATGTTCCCGCTCCTGAGCGCTCATTGCTCCGAAGCCACTATTGACGTCGAACAGGCCGTTCGCGTCCTCCTCGGTCGCCCGGAAAAACACCCCCTCCGGGGCATACTCGCGATCGAGCGCCCAGTTGTATTCCAGCCATACCGACAAATCCTCGCGCAGCATATACATATCGAGAGACGCCCGCACGTTTCCTTGTTCGATCAACGCCATCTGCCCGGTCGCCGTGCGCGGAGCGTTCGGCCGATCGATCGCCTGGCCCAACGTCTGATCTGATACACCCGTGGTTTTTTCCGCGAATCCCGACAACGCCTGCTGGTTCATCTCTGAGAACTTAAGGTCCGCCTGCAGACGGACAATATTCACGCCGCTCGGGTCTTCAGAAGGAACAGCTGTGTCTGGCTCATAGATGAATGTCTCAGGATCAAAGCCGCTTGCCGCCTTATAGAAAATCAGGGGACCGACACTCAACTTTCCGGCGCGCTCAAACAGCCTGTAATTGGCGGACGATTTGTTCTGTAGGTCCTCGACCAACTCGCCGAGTCCCGGCCCCCAATACGATCCGTCTTTGACTAGTCCGATATCCAGAATCGGAACGCGCTTCTTCATACGTGGGTACAGGTCGCGTAGATCCTGCACGCCTACCACGATGCGCGGGTCCTTCAGAAAACTCACGACAATTTCGCTCTGCTGCGGCATCCTCCGGATAAGGTTCTCCGGCCTGGAATCCTGCTTTCCCCTGGGTAGTCGCCACTTCCCATACCAGATCCACATCTCCAGAGAATTTCGGTTCCCCATCAGCGAGGAGTGGTCTATGCCTTCCGCGCGATCCATCTCCAGCCCGGCGTCATCAAGCCAGTAATCGCGCTCCTGCCTTTGTTGCGCGTACGAGTAGATCTCCCTCCATCGCTCGGTTATACGCTGATATTTTCCGCGCCGCTCGCCCTCAAGCAGTTGATCCGGAGTAACCCGCACACGCCGGATCACCCAATCGAAGTCATCGATCGATTGAACGCTATCCTGAGCAGGAACAATGATCTGATCGAACCGCAACGGGATCAGCTTCGGGCCGTCGTACGCTAGCTTCTCGACATCGTTTCCGTCCTCGTCGCGCTCCCAATAAAAATCCTGCTCGTAGGGACAATACGCATGCGCCCGGCCGTACAACGCTGCGTTAAACACCCACGTTGTCAGCGCCGGCGTCGCGCGCATATACTCGAACACGCGCCACGTCTCGTAGATCCCGACCTTACGAGAAAGTTTTTCCGCTTCCGGAGTCCTCGCCGCGGCTACGATCTCGGCATCGTCCCCAAGCAGCGCCTGCATGCATCTCGCCCAGTGGCCGAACTGAATCCACTTGAGCATCGGAACATCGAGATCGCTTCCTTCCCGTCCGCCCGTGTGCGGATTGAGCCCACGCCACATGCGCCAATACCGGCGAAATCGCTCAATTCGCGCGTCGTGGTTAGATCGCGCTCCGATAAAACGGTGCCAGATGTGGTCTTTGAGCCGCTCAAGCTCTTGATCGGAAAGCTTTAGCTGGATCTGCCTTTGGTCCACACAAGGGAATTGCCGCTAATCGTCATCGTCGCGCCGCGGCTGCCCGTACGGGACCATCGGCCGCCGGTCCACCTCGCGCTCCACGGTCACGATGCGCTTTTTCGGAGCATAACGAAGTCCGATACACGCCAGCGCCGCCGCAATTACACAATCGTCGTGACAGCCAGTTTGATGTTCGGCTTTCCCGTTCGGCTTGATCACGAAGGTCCGGAATTCCTGAAGTGCGATCGGACTTCGGATGGTGATTGCCATCTCCCGCACCGCATCGTCGAGCGCCGACACCAACCACGGCCTGGTTACGTTCGTCGTCTCGAAACCGATCTCTTCCGGCTGAGCGCTGCGGCGGTCAGTTGGATCGCGGCGGCGGTTATAGATCATCGCGAGCGGATAGTTCTGCCGCAGAATCGCATCGATGAATCCAGCGTCGTTCGCCTCCGGAACCAAAAACGCCCAGTTGTACACCTCCGCCAACAGCGCCAGATATTCGGCAAACGGGACCGGCCGCAATCTTTGCCTGAGCATCGCAACTTGCTCGCCGGTGTGCTGGTCAATCACGAATCCTACCGAGAAGTCCGGGTCCGCGCCGCGCTGTTCTTCCGACACGTCTTTTCCCTTGGACGGATCAGCGCCGATGACGTACTGGTGTCCCGGTTCCGGTTTTCTCCAGATTGTTAGAGCGCCGTGCGCGCGCGCCACCCACCGAATCTTCCTCCGGGGAAACTCCTCGATTACCTGCAGCTCGCCCGCGGTGCCGTTCGAAACCGGCATACGCATCAGAGCCTTGTGATCCAGCGCGGGCCGACCCGAGCTGAGAAATGCCTCTTCCGCCGTCGTCGGGTATTCCTGATGGAAATCCTCGACTCGGCCATTGAACGACGTCCGGATCTTCCAACGCCGCCAATGAAGCTGCTCAAGGGTCGCTCCGTGCATCGCCTGAAGTTGTTCTTCTTCTTCGTCCATCGTGCGTTGTAGCTCTAGCGCATCGTCCTTATCGTCGAAGGCCAGGCAGTTGTTTACGTCCTCCAGCCAGCCGAAGAACAGAAACTGCCAGCCCTCCGCCGTAGCCGGGTCCATCGCCATCAGGCAGCGCTTATGCCATTCGTCACCCTCGCCGTTCGCCGTGGATTGCTCGATGATCCCGGTCTCTGGCAGATCCGGAACCATCGTTCCCGCGGCCCTGATCGTTTCCGCCGGCGCGCGCCAGAACGCCACCTCGTCGAACAACGCCCAGTGCCGGCCGCCGCCGCGGATTTCTCCGCGGTCCGCGGAATATACGCTCAGCATCGGACTGTCGGGGGCATCTCCATCGCGAAACAGCGCCATATCCGCCGCGCGGATCGGCTTCATCCGGATTGATGCGCCGTAACGGGTAAACGGCTTGTACCCCTCGGCGAAGGTGCGGCAGTAACTGAACGCCTCAAGCGCCGCCGGGTCATACCTGTCGGCGATGATCATCGCCCTGCGGCCACTCCAGAACGCGATTTCCTTGAGGATGTGCGAGCAACTTCCGAGCGTGAATCCGGAGCGACGGGTCTTGAGAATCCGGACTCGCACCGGCTTACCCATACGTCGCTGTGCACTGATCGCCTTTGCGAGTGTCATCTGACTCGGCCAGCACTCGAACGGAACAAGGTTACCGATGCGATCACGGACCCGCAGCGATTCCCGGCAGAATGACGGATGATCGTTGAACTCGGCGATGAGACGCTCCCGCTGTGGTTGTGTCAGATCAGATGGCCTCATCCCGAAACCCGCATCACCTTACGTAACAACCGCACCCCATTTGATAGTCGGCGCTTTACTCGTGATACGCTCCACGACCACACCATGGATATTTCCTCGACGCTGGACCCTTGAAGGTACACCCGCTTGAGTAGATACGCCTCCACTGCCGGCATCCGCATAAGCGCGGACTCAACCGCCGCCAGTTGCAAGCTCATCTTGCGCTCGACCGCCGCCCGCTGAATCCCATCCTCGATCGCATCCTCGCCAAAGAGCCGACCATCGAGCGTTTGCGGATCGATCTCCTGCATCGTCGCCGCCGCCCAGAAACGACGCCTGCAAGCCATCCGTACCGCGTTCAGGACGTACATGTACGCGTACGCCTGAAACGGGATGCCAAGCGAATCGTCCCACTTCTGCGCGCGCCGCCAACACTCGATGCGAGCCTCCTGCTCCAAGTCCGCCGGATCGAACGACGGAGGAAGCTTCCGCCGCGCAAAGTCTCGAGCCAGCTTAGCCGCCCACTCGCGATGCTGCTCGAATAGCGATTCACGATCCGGCACTTTCGTGCCTCCGGTAAACCACCAACAGCTCCTCCAGCGTGAAATCTCCGCCGCGATCCTCCGCCGGGTCCAATCGCGCCAGCGGCGGATCTCCAGACTCGCTATATCGCAGAGCATCCCGCGTCGCTTGGCACTGAACTGCCGGATCTGAGTGCTTCAGCCTGCGCTTAATGCTTTCAACCCCAAGCTTAAGAATCTCCTGTAGTTCAGCCTCGTGGCGATCCTTGAACCTCTGGATCAGGGTCTTCGTGCGGGGATCGATCACCTGCTTTTTCACCGCGGACTCCGACAACCCCACCTCGCAAGCAATCTCCCGCGCGGTTTGACCGGCAACCCGCCCAGCGGCGATCTTCCGCCGCTGCTCCGGGCTCACGCGACTCTTACCCTTCGCCGGCATTTCCGTTCCCGTTAGTCCCCATTCTCCGCCTCACTTCCGCCCGCCGCTGCTCCGCGGTCATCGCCGCCCAGATCTCGCGATTGACGCGCGACGCGTGCTTTCCCCGAAAATTTCGCTCACGCATAGCCGCTGCGTGCTCCTCCAGCCGCTCTCTTTTCGACTTCGACCAGGTACGCTGTTCCGTCCGGGCCAACGACGGACGCTCGCACAAAACCCTTGCTCCCATGAAGTGCGCCTCCCATGTGCTTGCTTCGCGCCAGCAACGCAATCTGGCTGCTGAGCCGTCCCGGATTCGCGGCGATATCCGGCGGCTTGCGCGGTGCTTGTGGCGATTCCGCCAGCGCACCGCCCGCTGTTTCAACCGGTAGAAACACAACCGGTCGCGGCATATCGCCGCGCACCATGCCGGGTCGTGCGCTCGCGGCTCGGGCTAATCCCGAAACCCGCCAAATCCATCCATCCGTGTGTGGTTTGGTGCTGTCTTTTCGCGTCGCGCACCGAAACGCACGCTCGATACGCGCCGCAATCGCAAACAGGCTCACGCCTTGCGCTCGCGCTTCCGCGGCTACCCGATCGGCAAGATGCTCGAATCCAGCCGATCGCAGATGCCTGCGTAGGGTGTCGAGTTGCATTTGCGTGTATCGGTCAGTCGCTTCTTGATCCGTGCACTCTTCTCGACTATTTTTACTAAAAGAACTAAGATTTAATACTGAGACCGCTTCAGGCCGGAAGTTTTTCACTTCAACTTCTTGATTGCCAGTGCTTTTCTCTTCCCTGTGGAAATTTTCAGCCCGGAAGTTCAGCCCGGAAGTCAGCCCGGAAGTTTCGCTTTTTTTCAACATGTTTTCCACAGGTTTTTCAACAGCGGTAAGGACGTACGATGCAGGCCGTCCATCGCCGCTTTGCTTGATTGTGATGAGACCCTCGCGCTTAAGTTCCGAAAGGTAGGATCGTACCTGACGGTCGCAGACCCGCAAGTGGGAAGCAATCTTATACTGCCGTGGATTCCAGCCGCGCACTGCGTACCAACGAAGCACGTCCAGGCATTTTTTCGCGCCGCAGCTCAGCACGAGTACACCTCGCCGATAAACCGCGCCAGCTGGTAGGGAATGACGCGAAATCCGGCTTCCAGCAGCCCGCGCGTCCACCCCCCCTTTCCACAACACAAATCGATAGCAAGCGGCCTCATGTTATCTCGATGGTCACCTTCTCTTCCTTCGCCACAATCGCCGGCAGCAGCGTAATTGTGCCGTTGAAGTGCGCGATGTTGTCGTTCCGAATTACACCCGCCTCCTGGAGCACATCCAGGAGGCAGGAAAGCTTGTTGTCCCGATCCCCACGCTTATTCGCTACGTAGAACCGTACCGTAAGATTGGGATGTTCCAGTGGTGTTCGGCCCAAACTCCGCCACGAATACGCTGCCTGTGTAACCAGAGCGCTGATCGCGCACCGGGCCGAGCTATCCAGCCGAACGCCTCCGCCCGGCTTCGGGCGCCATAGGTTCTTCTTGCTGGGCACGTGCCCGGTGAGATCCAGGATTACTCCGAGAATCCGCCGACCATGCCCTGGAATCGGGCAATCCATGGACTCACTCGGACTTTGAAGCGCCTGATTTTCGCCGTTTTCCGGACTTACTGCGGACTTGATCGCACCGCGATTTTCATCCTGTAAGTCCTTTATTTCCGGGTCTTGGGTGGTGGACCTGGAGGGATTCGAACCCTCGACCTCTTCCATGCCATGGAAGCGCGCTCCCAACTGCGCCAC